CCCCCCCCCGCCGCCCCGGCCCCCCCGCGCAGCGAGGCGCGCCGCGGCGGCACGGGCTTGTCGGCCGCGGGCGCATCGACCATTGTCGAAGGAGCGACCGCCGGCAATGCACAGCGCGCATCGCACGCCGATACGGCCGACGAGGCCACACACGCGCTGCGCTCCGATGAGGCTGCACGCGCCGTTACGGCGAAGACGGCAGAACATACGACCACCGCCGACCGTGCCACCGCTGCCACTCGTGCCGATGAGGCCACCCATGCCGACACAGCCACGAATGCAACGACAGCAGAGCGTGCCACCGCTGCCGACACCGCCACCCGCGCGCAGAGTGCGCAAACAGCAGACCACGCCGCCACAGCTGCGACGGCCGACCGTGCCACCCATGCGACTGAAGCCGAAACACTGCGCACGCCGAACTTCGCGGACGGGCTGACCACCGGCGCGGGGGCGCGCATCGACGCGCTGGGAAACGCGGAATTTCAGAGCATGGCGGTGCGCGGCTTCTTTCGTGCCGCCGAATATCAGATTAACCGCATCGCATTGAGCGAGGGCGACGTTTTCCACACCGAGAACGGATTGGTGAAAAGTGCCGAACAACAGCCCGACGGCCGCTGGAAGGTGGTGCTGCAAGAGCGTTTTCAGGGCGACGTGACGGGCTTTCGGGCGGGCGACGTCCTGCGCGGGGCTTACAACAGCGTAGGAACATCGGGCGGGGCGGCCGAAATTCGCACCTCGTGGTTGCGTGTTGAGGCTGTGGACGCCAAGGCGGGAACGCTCACCGCGAGCCTTTATGCCGACAACCAAACACCCGAAGGGCGTAACGCTCCCCCCATTGCACTGATGCGCTTGGCACGGTGGGGCAACACGACCGACCCGGAGCGCCAGAGCCACATCATGGAGAGTGCCACCGACGGCCGTATCGTGCGCCGCGTGAAGGTTTCCGCCCCGATTGTCGACGGCACTCAGTCCGACGGTTTTGTGGTGGGCAAGTTGCCCGCGTGGTTGCGCGAACATTTCGGCGCGGCCGTGGCCGACGCATCGGACTACGTGTTCGCCCGCGGCATCATCACGCAAAACATTCTTCGCTACACGCCCGCGGGGCGGCCTCTTGCCGAGCGTGTCGACCGCGGTTTGTGGAATGCGTCGGCGCGCTACTTCTACGAGGAGCAGAACCTCGAAACGGGGGCTTTCGAGATTTCGCGCGTTTGGCACGACGGTGCGCTCTACGAATTGGCACGCGGCGGCAACGGCAACACCGCCCCTGCGGCGCAGTCGACACATTGGACGCTCATTCAAGCGAAACCGAAGGACGGCCGAGATGGCGACGCGGGTCTTTCCGTTGGTGTGAACTTGCTCGACGGCACAAACTTCAACACAGACACCCCGATTTATGCCTCACCGCGCAACCCGAAATGGCCGTCCGTGAAGGGGCTTGTGACGGTGTTGCCTGGTGGTAAGAACGGGGCGAATGTTGTTTGCGCCATGGGACAAGTCAACGTAATACGTGCAAGCATTCCCGGCGAAAAACTTACCGTGGGAAAGACCTACGTTGTCTCCTTTTGGTATCGAACTGACGGCAATCTGTTCCTATGGGATAATTACCCCGACAACGGACATCTCGGACGAACCAACCCCGAACGTCCCCCTCATTCTTCACCGGCTGAGTACAACGACGGGGCACTGCACCACAGTGTGGAGTGGAAACGTTACACACAAGCGTTCACATGGCGCGGCACATCGCCGTATTGTGGAACCTATGTAGACCTAAACGACGCCGATAGCGGAAAGTGGATAGAAATTTGCGGTCTCAAAGTCGAAGAGGGCGACACGCCGACGACGTGGTGCTTATCGGAAAACGATAAAATAGGAACAGCGGGAACCGACGGCCGAGACGGTGAAAGCTATCATGCGAATCTGATTGAAAATAGTTCGTTTGCAAAAGACTTAGAGGGGTGGGATTTCGGATACGGAGCCCCAACGTTTGACAACTCCGTCCCAAGCCCGGTGCCGGGGACACGCGTTGTCAAATTTACCGGGGACGAAGTGGGAGCACTCCCTTTCCATGAGGCAAGACAAAACGTGCGACAGAAGCTCCTACCTGATACGACCTACACCTACAGCGTTTGGGTGAAGACCTCCGAAGGAATGAGCAACGCGCGCATCATCGTCTACCCGGCACCGTACATTGAACAGCAAATCGACTACGAGCACGGCGGAGAATGGACACGCCACGCGATTACGTTTACCACAGGGCAAAACGTCACAGAAGAACAATACGTCTATTTACGTCTAAACACTCAAACCGATCCGAACGCAACCGTCTGGTTCGCCGCCCCTAAGCTCGAAATCGGAGACACGCCCACCGAGTGGACGACGTCGGAGAACGACCGAAAGGGCGACCCCGGCAAGAGCAGCTACACGCACGTGGCGTATTCCAACAGTCCAAACGGCAATCCGTGCACACTCGATCCAAAGGGCGAAAAATTCGCCTACCTCGGAACCTATACGGACGAAAACGAAACAGCGTCAACAGTCCCCGCGCGCTACGTTTGGGCAAAGGTGCAGGGGGATAAAGGAGACAACGGCCGCGGTGTGAGCCGCATGCGCGCTTTCTATATGCTGACCACCGAGAGGAACGCACCGCAGCCCGATACGTCCGAATGGACGGAAACCGCCCCGCAGCCCACGAAGGAGTGCCCGTGGCTTTGGAGCTACGAGCGCTCGGAGTACAGCGATGGCACTGCTGACCAAACCACGGTGCGACTGATTGGACATTACGGAAAAGACGGCACGAACGGCGCGAGCATTCGGGCGCAATACAGCGCCGACGCGCAAACGTGGCACGACGATTTCGCCGCGGGCGATGTGTGGATGCGTACGGGCAACGGCACGACGTGGGGCGGTGCGCTGCGCGTGGTGGGCGAATCGGGGACGGACGGCAAAAGCCCCATTTATGATTTCGCCGCGTCGACAAAACTCGCCACCGCATCGAGTACGACCGCCCCGACTATTCGCGGAACATGGCAAGACGCGCCCCCTACACTCCGCGACGGCGAGGTGCTTTGGTATAGGCTTACTGCGGCGAACGGAAAAATCACCTACGGCCGTTTGAGCGGAGAGAAGGGCAGAAATAGTTACACCCACATAGCCTACGCGAATAGCGCAGACGGCGAGAAAGACTTTACAAAGGAAGAAGACCTCGGGCGCGGCGGTGAAATTGAGTTCTCGTACTTCGGCATTTACGCAGACTTCGACGAGAGCGCGAGCCAAGATTACCACGACTACGTGTGGACGCGTCTGCGCGGTGTAGACGGTAAAGATGGACTCACACCGAATGCGAACTTGCTCGACGATACGGACTTTAAAAACTTGGGGCGCAAAGAGAGTGCATGGGGCGTCGGTACGGTTGGAGAAGAACCGATAGGCGGCCGCGCCAATGCTGATTTGTTTCCGCCGTCCGTGTCCGGCTGTTATCCTGCGCTTTGTGCCATCAATCCCGGCACGAAACAGGGCGAATTTGCGCAACTATGGCAAAACATCGGCCGCCTAATCCCCGGTCGCACCTATACTTTCTCCGTCTATGTGCGCGGTGCGTCTGATGCGTGGCTGATTGTCTACCCAACCCCCTCCGAACACTTTCGCCCCAACACGGTGAAGCCCGACGAGTGGACGCGCGTCTCGCTCACGTTCACCGCACCGAAGACGAAGGCCACCGAAGACACGCTCATTATTTTGCGCGCGTGGCATCGTGAAGAGCAGCCGCACAAAGGCTTTGCCAAAAATGTGGTGTGGTGCGCGCCGAAACTCGAAGAGGGCGGAATCCCAACGCCGTGGACTCCCTCACGCAACGACCTACGAGGCAACGACGGCACACCCGGCACGCGTGGGGCTGTTGTTCGCCCCTTGGGCGATTACGACAAATTGCCCACGTCCACGGCATTCGAAAGCGGACACACCGGCGAGCAATACGTGGATGTGGTACAGGTTCGACAAGGCGCGCAAGTGCAGTTCTACCAATGCAAGCAGCCGCACACGAAGTCGGCAGACAAAGCCCCCGCTGCAGACTCGGAGTGGTGGGAGCTCGGAATGTACCAAGGCCTCATCGCCACCGATTTGCTTTTGGCCAAACTCTCCCTTATAAAGAATCTACAAGTCGAGAACGTTGTCGGCCGTGACGCGAATGGTAATGCAACCTTTGAACTCGACGCCGCGACGGGAACGGCCTACATCGGGGGCACGGCAACGTTTGCGGGCTTCACGCGTCGGCGCCCGGTGGTGATAACCCCCGAGAATTGGAAAGAATACGGGGGGGAAATCGGAAAAGACGGGGAGATTTTCTACCTAAACCCGTTTGCCGTCGGCACATACGTCATCTTCCGCGGCGATTTCGGCGCGCTGAGGCCTACCATCGACACGAGTAATTTACCCTTGGCCGAAGGCCGCGCAGAACTCACGGAAGATAACAGCCACCTAATGCGCTACTACGGCGCACAGTTTATGGTCTTCAACGACACCCCGACGTCGCTCTTCATCGGCGGCGTGAAGATCGACAAAAAAGGCACCGCCGTCTTCACCATGTTAGGCCATAACAGAGAGAACCCCACGCTTTGGTGGAAAGGCGAACTCGTGGGGAGCTGGTGAAAAGCCCGCCCGCGACTCGCACTCCACTTTATTTATATAACCACACACAAAAACCAAACCTTTATGCAAGAGACCCTCATTCATTTTGCCGAACAGCATTTGTATCTTCACATCGTGCTCATCATTTTCTGCACCGCGGCAATACTGATCGCCATGGCGCTCGACCTCTTCTTTGGCATTCGCAAAGCCCACGAACGCGGGCAACCCACGACATCGCGGGGACTGAAGATGACAAGCCGAAAGGCCGTGAAATACCTTGTCCCGTTTCTCGTGCTTTCGCTTATCGACATCATCGGCTCCCCGCTCTGCGCCGCGCCTTACTTCTCGATGGGCTGGGCGGCCTGGTGCGTGCTGTGCGAGTTTTGGAGCATTCGGGAGAAGGCCTGGGAGAAGGCCGAAATCGAAAAGCTCCACGACATCGTGCAAGCCACCATTTCGGAGCACGACCTTTCGAAGATGGCGCAGAAATTTGCCGCCGCCGTCTTCGATGAGGCCAAAAACCGCGACATCGTCCCCGCGGAGAAAGCATCGGCGGACGAGAATCAAGAACCAGAAAACGCAAAACAATGACCATGAGCGACGTATCATGTACCCAAAAACGGCAAATCGGGTTCACGACAACCGAAACCGTTAACCACCCGGCGCACTACAATCACGGCGGCGCGGAATGTATCGACATAGCGCGCGGAATGCCCTTTTGCCTGGGCAACGCGCTGAAATACGTTTGGCGCTGCGGACACAAACACGACGGCACGCTCGAAGGAGCGCGGCGCAAAGCCGTAGAAGACGCGAAAAAGGCCGTCTGGTATCTGAATGAGTTTATCAAAGACGCCGAAGCGGGCGCGATGGACCCATTCCTCGAACTGTAAACGACGGCACGAGTGGTGCGGGACTCCCGCGCTCCTTGATTTTCCTTACAAACAAACCCTCTAAATCACACAGAAATGAGAATCCTCCTACAACGCCACGCCCTGAAGGCGGGCTACACCATCGGACGCATGGAAATCAACGGCCGATATTTTTGCGACACGCTCGAAGACACCGACCGCGGTTTGCGCGAAAGCATGACAGAAGACGAAATCGCCGCCCTCAAAGTGAAAGGCGCAACGGCGATTCCCACCGGCACGTATCGTATCGACATGCAAACACGTTCGCCGCGTTTTGGCCGTGTCCTCCCTCGTCTTCTCCGCGTGAAAGGCTACGCTGGTGTGTTGATCCACAGCGGCAACACGGCCGACGACACCGAGGGCTGCATCTTGGTGGGCGAAAACCGCGAACGGGGCAAAGTGCTCAACAGCCGCGCCACGTTGGAAAGTCTGCTCGTCTTTCTCCGCGCGGCGCAGGCCGAGGGCGAAGAGATAGAGCTTACCATCACCCGCCCCGGCGCCTCTTCGAACTAACGAGAAAAGCTAGGCAGTTCAACGCACCGCGGGCAATTCTTTCCAATTCCGCGACGATTGGAAAGAATCGGACGCCAAAACGGGGAAAATCCCCGCAAATCGCGCCGAAAACGCTCCAATCCATTCCAACCGTTTCCAAATTGGAAAGAATTGCCCGCGGGGCGTTCAATGTTCACCTCCTCAAATTCCATCTTCTCGATGAATTACAACCACCGAAAACCTCCTCCCGACCCCTGGGCGTTGTACGTCCTGGCAGCCGTCGGCGCGCTATGCTTTGCCGTCGTGCTGAGTATGCTCACGGGCTGCACGACAACGCGCACCGTCGAACGCGTAACCGTTCACCGCGATACGCTCCACGTTGTGCACCGCGACACACTCCGCGAACTGCGCACCGTGCGCGATAGCGTCTATCTTCGCGACAGCATCTATTGGGAAGGGACGATACTCGTCAAAGAGCGCACCCGCGACAGCAGGAATATTCGCAGCGACACGATTTGGCGGTCGCGCGGCGACACCCTCCGAGCGGGCACCCACGCCACAGAATCACACAATGAGAAGGAGACAACCGCTCCGTGGTGGTACAACTGGCCGCCGTTGTCGCTGATCGTCTTCCTTGCTGTGTTCGGTCTGATAGGCTACGCGCTGAAACGGCGAAAATAGACGGAAACGCCCCCCCCCCCCCGCGGGTGTCGGGGGCGGGGGCGGGCGTGTGTTTCGGCG